TAAAGCTATGTGAGTCTTGCCTGTTCTTACTTCAAAGTTTAGAATCAATATACCCTTTTTTCTCAGTATATTAAAACCATCTTTTGAGGCTTTCTTTTGGTAGTCTCTTAGCTCAAACATTGTTCTTTACTGTTATGCTTTCGCTTTCCTTTAATGCTTTAAGTAGTGCCTCGTTAAGAGTTGCAAATTTAATATACTTTCCTTTGCACGTCATCACTTTTACTTGTTTTATTAGTAGGTCATTCTTACCATGTTTATTTTCTACTAATTCCATTCTGCTTATTTCAAATTTCATAATCTTAAAATATATCTTCGTTATTATCTTCCCATTTATTAGCTTCGTCTATCATTACAAAATACCTAGAGCTATCCCTTCTTTTATCTAAAGTGTACCCTTTTAAGTTGCACCACTTTTGCACCCATAATAAAAAAGCTCTGCCTGATAAGTTAGTAAATTCTTTATATTCTTTTATAAACTCATCTTTCTTTTCTGTATTATAATATTTTACATTTGGCTTTAAGTTTCCGTCCTCTATCCAGTCGTAAAAATCTTTGCTAGTGCTTTGTATAAATCTTTTGACGTCTGCATTAATTGATACTGTACTAGTCAATCCATTAATTAAAAACTTTTGAAGGTTGTTAATCATGTAATTATCAAAACTAACCCAATCGTTAGAATCCCACTCATCAAATAAGAGCTTGCCATATTCATCTAGTGGAGTATGGTTACCGTTAAAGAATTGATTAAACTCTATTTCGTGCCTCCTCCTATCGTGTGAATTACCAGCGCCATCTATTACGTAGTTAGTAGTTATTATAACTTTAGGAGAGCGCTCAAATGGAATGAATATTTCATCTTTATTTTTTCTGTTTACTGTTATCCCTTCTGTAATTAAACTAAATAAGTTTTCGAAATTAAAGTTCTTTTTTACGTCATCAAATGCTAGTGTCTGCGTGTCAATATCTACCCTTTGATATACAAAGTCAGAGCGCGAAGGGTCGAAACTTTTACCATCTATTTTAACTACTTTCTTAAAGTAACCTATTGCAGTAAGCATTAAACTTTTACCACTCCCCCCATTCGGGTCGTCGTTTATCTCTTGGTCGTTTAATATTATAGCTTTTTGGTCTGTCTTATCTTTAAAGCTGTGCATTAAATAACCTATCGTATTTTCTAGTGAGTCCTTTCTGTCCTTATTATTATCTGAAACTTTGGAAACTAAGTCCTTAAAGTCGTTGTCAATATCTTTACTTTTGTTAAAATCTCTTTTTATTATTTGGTTTTCCCAAATGTACCCATCTATATCTACGTAGTCTATTAACTCTATACTGTTTTTAGTTACCTCAACTACTCCATTAGAATAATATATAAACGAATTGTCTTTTGTGTCCTGTAACATCTTTAAATCAATACTGTCTAACATATTAAGGTAAGAATCTTTAAAAAACTTTACGGAGCTAGTAAGATAGTTCCAAACATCCCACAGCTTTAAATCCTCTACGTAGTCCAGTACAAAGTCTTTCATTTTTTCTACGCTAGAATTGGAAACTATATTCGATTTTACCCTAACAAAAATCGGAGTTTCTGACTTCTCGGCATAGTACTTAAAAAAACCTTTAGACTGTAGGAATATTTTAAAGTCTGCATTGTTAATATTTACTTTCGTTACTCCTTGCTTATTAACGGATATACTCCAAAAGTTCTCTATTGTTTCTTTTATCTCTGATATTATCTTTTCCGCTTCTAATGGCTGCACTCTTTTTAATAGCTCCTCCTTTACTTCTATTTTGCTCACTCCGTTAGATAGCTTTCTCTTTACATCTGTTATGGCTTTTGCATCTTCGAAATACTTTGTTTTAAAATCCCCTACTTTAGAGTATGCGCTTCTATTTATATTGGTTACTTCATTAATCTTATTAGATAGATTGAATTGAGTTATCATGTAATCAATAGAGATAGACTGATGTACTCCATAAGTATTAAAAGCAGAAGCTAGGATAAACAAATTGTTATTTATTTGTCCTTCTATTATTCCGTATTTTGATTCCCACCATTTCATAACTAAAGATATTATTCTAGCTTCATCGTTTACTGGAATAGTTGGCACTCTTTCAATGTAGTTATATCCTTCTTTTACTTCTATCTTATCCCACAGCTCAGAATCTTTATTAATATAAATATCACTATCATAAGACTCATAGCATATTCTACTCACATTTTTATTTGCAGCATCAAAATACTTACTATTAAAATGCTTTTTTAATTCATTAAAATAAAGAGGATGTTCTTCTTTTGTGCATTTAGGTATTTTTACCAATGCTTTTAAACCATTACCCGAAGGAGAAACGAAAACCGAATAAATATACTTATCTTTTTTTAATAGTTCTTTTTGTTCTTTTAAAACCTTTTTACTTTCAAAATTATCAAAATCTAAAACACAATACCCTGAATGATTAACTAAGCTGTTGTCATTTCTAGAGCTGAACTCTCCATTAAACAATACGCAAATACATTTCTCTTTTAGTTTGTTTCTTTTCTCTTTGTTAGATTCCTTTCTAATCTTTTGAATAAGCTCTTTAGACTTTCCTATTTTCACTCTTTCCAGAGCTTGGTCTATTGTAATATAAAAAGCTACTCCTTTAGAATCGAATAAACTTTTATAAACTGTTATTTTCTCCATATTATTTTATAAAAAAATCCCTATCAAAGTAGCCACATAGGATAGGCATTCTAAGATAAGGATTTTTAACAATGTTTTGTGATTTCCTATGTCACTTGAATCACAAATATAATACTTTTTTTTAACATAGAATACTTTCCGCGCTTTATTTTTATTTACGTCGATTCATTTTTTAAAGTGACGTGCCTACATCCTTTGCTATCATTAGCTTTTAAAATATTTACGTCACTTCGTCGATAGATTTGCAGAAAAAAATATTTTAGTTATAACTTTCACTTTATTAAAATCTCTCATAGGCAAAAAAAAGTGACGAAGCGCGGATTTGTAGGAAACATAGGGTCTAAGAGTACGACGATAAAAAAAGGGGACTCAATTAAGAACCCCCTTTTCTACTATATCCGTTGCTTAAAAATAATTGTATTACCTTTCTAAAAGGGTAAATCGTCTTGCGTCGTAGCCTGTACAGTCTCTTTCGCTGTAGCCTTAGCATCGTCTTTTGTGCATCTCCAAGACTGTAAAGTCGTGTAGTATTTGCCTTTCCATTCATTAGTGTTTACATTAAATTTTACGCTTACCTTATCGCCCACTTTGTTAAATTTTCTGAACATTGTACTAGCATCCTTGCCGAATACTTCAAACGCATAAAGGTTATTATACTGTTCTTCTGTGGTTAGTGTGTAGGTTAACTTTTGCCAGTTGTCTCCTGCCTTGTTAACCCCTTCTACTGTTTCGCCTATTGTTTCAATAGTTCCTTTTACTTCTAATTCCATAATTTATTGTTTTTAAATTGGTTACAAATATACTAATTTTTATCTATATAAGTCCATTAGTTTAGTGCATAGTTCATTGTGATAGTTTCTATATTCTTTGTCTACTTCTATTAATCCTTTTATTTTACTAATAGAATGCAAAGCTGTTGCATGATCTAAGTCGAATACTTGCCCTATCTCTGTCAGGGTTATTCTTCTAACTTCTCGCCTTAAAAAGTATGCAGTAAATTGTTTAGCTCTTATTATCTGAGCTTGTCTATTCTTTGCCTTAATCTTTTCTAGTGGTACGTCAAAATATGCAAATATTATTCTGCATATATTGTCTATGTGTTTATCGTGGTTTAAATACATTTGTTTATGTTTTCTGTAGACTTCCTCGTCTACTGTTCTTAAATAGGCTTTAATACCTTTATCTGTTAAATAGTGGGCTTGATACATAGTTAAATAAGTTTATGTCTGTGTCGATTAATATTAGTTTTCTGTTAAAGTGTTTCTCTAGCCATTTACCATGTTTATTGTACCAGTCTAAAGCTTCTCTTTTAGTTTTGTAGTATCTGCTATACTCCTCTAGTCTGCCTTTCTCATTTCTCACTTTATAAATATAGGGTTTATCTCTATCCTCCTTTCTCATTCGCTTAGTATTGGTTGTTTGTTTAAAATAGAATCTTTGTACTCATTGTAGAACTCTCTACAGTCTTTTACTCTTTGAGCTATTAGCTCCTCCTTTTCTGTATCCCTTTCAAATGAAATAGTAGTAACTCTTAAAAATGGGTCGTGCTTATCTACTTTATGAATGTCTAAATTATCCCATTCTTTTAGTAAGTAGTCTGGAGTACTAACCATACAATAAGCAAGTTCTGCTTTAGGCTTATCGTAAAGCCACATGTAAGCTCTTAGTTGCCATTCGTAATCTTTATTATTTACATCCTCAGGAGATGCAGGAAACGTCTCCAAACTCCATGAGCTTTTTATGTCTATTATTTTATCCTCTGCATTTATATCGCATTCGCCAGTTATAAACTCATTCTCTAGCCTTTCTGTATTCTTTAGATATAAAGTACCATGTACCTCATTGTAAAGGTCTATAGAGGTATCCTCCATGTCTATTCCTTTGGTTAAGTATTTACTATCTATTGTAGTTCTGTAACCAAATAAATCCTCCTTAACAAGTTCCTTAATATAGGTTTTACAAGTTGCTGACAATGTTTCTTTTTTGCTCCTAGGGTTTGTCATAATTTTACCTAGTGCGCTGCTTCTAATTTTCATAGTTATTTCTTTATGTAATAGTTTTTAATTTCTAGTTTATGGTTCTTTTTAAGTAGTTCTATTCGCTCCTCAAGAGCTTTGATAATTTTCTCCTGTACTTTGATTGTAGACTTTAACAAAGTTATTCTACTTTCCGCTGGTATGTTTTCTAGTGTTTCCATTAGTTTAGTTCGTTATATCGTTTAATTTGTTCCTCTGTTATAATGTACTTAGCTTTTAAATCTTTAGCCTCTGTACCTTTTAGCTTTTCGGCTTGAGCATCTGTAGCTGTGAACTTTCTTTTAGTCGGTTGTTTGTTTTCCTGAGTACCGCAAGCATCTACATCCTTGTCTGTAATAAGTCCTAACATAGAGCTAAGGCTGTAGCGTCTTAGGTAGGTTACGCCACTTCCTAAAGTTTGGTAGTCGTTCATTCCTTTTAAACTTACGTTTGGGATCTCTGCGCTCCCTTGTATTTGTTCTCCAGACTTAATATGAAAGATAGTAGTAACTAAGTTCCTGCCATCTAGTATTTGATAAAACCCTAAGTCGTGCTTTTTTAATAGTGGCTTAATTATTTTAAAAATAGAGTTAAGGTTTGAGTAAGTGTAGTTAAAACCTTTAGTCTCTTCGTGAATAGTTGGCACTTCATTTTGAAAGTCTGCCAATGCTTTAAATAGTGTTTTCATTTGTTTTCGTTTTTATGTTTGTTAATTAGTTTCTGTTCTATTGCCTCGCGTTCTGTCGCGTGGTGTGAGATGTTTTTAATTGTGTAAGTTCCATTATCCCAAAAGTCAGTAGTAAATACTTCGTAAAGGTCTTTGTTTACTTTTTGAATCTCATGTAGTGAGTGAGTTAGTTTTACTTTCATTAGTTAAATTTTAATTGTTTAGCCATTAATAAAGCTCCTACCAATATGTAAGAATACTCGTGTCCTTCTCTTTTGTACTTATTCTTAAAAGTTTTAATCATTGCCTCAATAGATTCACATTGAGACTCTGTCTTTAGAGTTGCAATACTTTTGCAAATTTTGTTAAATGATGTTTCCATAGTTTTTAGTTTAATTAGTTAGTAACTTTTCAACAATATTAAATATAACTTTTGGAATAAAAAAATTTTAAGCAAAAAAAAGAGCTAACAAATAAATGTTAACTCCTTTTCCAAACTAAACTAAACTACGAAAGCACAAATATAATACTTTTATTTTAGTTGCTCTTTTTAATGTTTATTTCTTTTGCCCTTTCTATTATATAGTTATCAACTTCTATATCTGCTTGCGTATACATTCGCACCATTTCCTCAAAGCTATACATTATATCGTGAGGGTCTGGAATAGGAAAGTAAGTGCTGTATTCTATTTCTTCGTCTGAAAGTTCTATACGTGTCATTTAAAGTAGTGTGTTAGTCGTGCTATTTGTCCGTTTTCTTTATGATGTATAAAACCCTCTATCGCTTGTTTAGATACATAACCGTTTCTGTCGTGCCAACTATCGCTAGGACTTGGACTTCTTAAACTTTCTACAGTTACTCCAATCATATCTTTGCTCATTTTATGATGTACATGATGAGTATAAACATAACGGTATTCTGTTTCACTCCAGAGAATCGGTCTTTCTGTAGCCATTAATAAAGGTAAGTCTTGGTTCTTTGCTCCATCTCCATGAGTCGTACCTATTAAATTTTTATGGTATTTAAAGTACTTTCTATGTGCTATACTACAATCAAAAGTTATGTTTTTACAATGTCTAAAATGCGTTTTAATTACATCTGCTAAAAAGAATCCAGTCATGTAATCGTGATTGCTAGGATTGAAAGTAAAATGAACGTCTGCAATCTGAATAAGCTGCTCAATAACCTCAACATATAACCTTTTAGCATTTAAAAAGTTTTCGTACCACATGCCATCTGTATCCTGAGGAGTTCCACTTGTAGTATTTCTTTTAGGTGTGTCTGTGTGCAGTATGTCATTTCCTGCAATGAAATTAATCTTGTCAATATTAAATCCGCTAGACTTATCTAAGATGCCTTGTACTCCCTCTTTTACTTGTCTAACTGCTATCTGTTGATTGTATTCTTTGCCAGTTTCCAGGACCGAACAAAGTTTACCTACGTGAATATCTGCAGGGTCTAATACTAATAAATGTCCATCCTCTGACTTGCTGCGCTTTATAGTTGGGTAATTAGGCGAGTACTGTTCTAGCTCTTTTATTAAGTCCTCTGCAAACTTATTCTTTGCTTCTGTCTTAAAGTTTGGGTTTTTAAAAAATAGGCTAGAGTTGTCTGTCTTGAGCCATCCATGTTTAACGTCGTCAGGGTTAACTCCTGCTGCTATGCTTTCCTCTTTTATCCTTCTGTAGTTTTGGATAAGGTCGAACTCGTCTTGTTTTAATCGTAGTCTTCTAGTGTTTCTGTTTTCCATAGTTGCAAATATACTAAAAACTAAGCTACATAATTTCGCCTAAGAATAACAAAGAACAAAGCAGCAATTAACACTATAAGAATAATATTAAATCGGTTATCCTTTTCAATTACTTTAACCTTATCGACTGGCACTAGTACCTCCTTAACAATAGTATCCCCTCTGCATTCTACTTCGTGGTATATCTCCTGTCTCAGAGTGTCGTAAAAGTACTTTAAAACAACTTTTGAATTATCTATTACTGTTATGCTGTCATGAGTGTAGAAAGTCGCTGTAGTGTCGTGTATATAGCTTTCTATTATAACTGTGTCAACTACCTTAATAGTGTCTTTAATTACTAAGCCATGTTTATAGGCGTAATTCTCTGCTCTCTTTACTTTACGGTTAAGTCTGTTTTGTGGATTGCAGGATATTAAAAATATACAAAGTATTAATATTCTCACTTTCTTTTTAAGCCTATTAAAGAATCTTTAGCTCTAAGTAGTAATACTCCTAAAGCAGCTACTGCTCCTGCTTCTGTTTCTGTATGTCCTTTGCTTATGTATAAACTTACTGCTATACTGAGAATAGTTAACCCCATTAAAGTAGTTACTATTCCGCTTTTAAATAATCTTTCCATTTTTTTTGTTTTAATCTATTTGAAAATGTGCGCCATCCTTTCCCCAAAGGTCTTGACCCCAGTTAAGTATTACTCCATGTTTTAAGGCTACCTCTTGTAAATGTCTAGCAATAGGTTCTAGGTATTTTAGATCCCAACTAGCTTGCCCATCTACATAAGCGTAAATGTCGAAAGCCTTACCAGTCATGTGGTAACTTTTTAGCGTCCAAGTTATACGGCTTTTGTCAGGTCTGCCCTCTATTCCTACAATGCCCTTTTTAATTAACTGCTCAGTAGTTCTGCCTCTAGCATATAGTTCTTCTTGTCTGCGAAAGGTTCTAAAGCCTCCATCTCTAGGGATGCCAAAATCATAAGGCGAGTGTTTAATACCTTCCTTTAGTATTTTGATAAGAATAGGATCTACATATTCTAATCGGTCTAAACTTCTGGAGCTAAATCTATACATTGTTATTTATTAAAATGTCTAACTTTCCGTTAATAGTAGAGATGCCTACTTTTACCTCGTTGAGTTCTTTATTAATAGTGTCTAGCTCTGTTTTGTTTTTCTCTTCGCTTTTCTCCATTCTGGTATGGATGCCTGAGAACTTTTTAAACATTACGCTTTCGTTTTTTTGTATGTCTTTCTGCATCTGTTTAATTTTTTCCTCTTGGCTTTTGTCACTCATTACCATTTTCCAGTAAAAACCTAAAGCACTTGCTACGCCTACTACTATGTAAATAACATCTTTTAAAATAAAAGTCGCCTCCATTCCCTCCATTCTCTGCCTTGTTTAAATTATTTCTTCACTCCATTTATCGGTTGACATTAATTCTAGTATTGCGTGGTGGTCGTATATTCCTACTGGAATAACTGTTCCGTCTGCAATAAATGTAGGCTCGTATCCTTCCTGCCATTTTATTACAAATTGCGTATCGTCTAAACTCTTTCTAATTGTAGAAGCTGAACTTTGAGCAATTTGGCTAAAGTCTATTAAGCCTATGTCTGAAATATTAATTACCGCGTATGTTTTACTATTGTGCATTTTTATATATTTTAAAATTATGTTGGAACGTCTGTTACTCTATCCGCTAAGTCCATATTATAAGATACGGCATTTGATGTGCTATTTGGTGCATCGCCTACTCTGTCCTCTATTGTCATTGCATTAGATGTTCCATCGTTGCTCCCTACTGCATCGGGTACTGTCCAAACTCCACCGCTAAATGTAGCTTCTTCGCCCATTTTATAGTAGCTTACAATACCACTAACTGCGGAAACATCAATAGGTTGACCACTTCCATCCCAAACATCTAAGATTGAAATAGCAGAATCAAAAATACTTACCTCATCTATTTTACCCTTCCAACCAAAATTATTAACATATAAGCTGCCTAAACGAGTAATCATTGAAGAGGTAAAACTACCTACCGCAGTAGGTACGGTAGCCGAATAAGTTCCTCCTATTAAATTAACACCATCTATGAATAGCTTTAATCTATCCGCATTAGTCGAGCCATTACCATTGAATACATAAGTAAGGTTATACCAAGTATTTAGAGCGAATGATGGTATAACTACATTATATGAAACTCCATTTATATAAATATACAAGGTATTACTGTTAAAAAATTGTATCGCTAACCTTGAGCTGCCTTCTTTAAAGTCTAATAGAAATCGATTGGAGTTATCACTTCTTTTAAACCATAAAGAAATTGAAACTTGTGATTGACCTCCAAGCTCACTCAAATTTCCTAAATCTACATAGTCATCTATCCCGTCTAACTCAAAGCTATAATTCGATACTTTTTCTTTGTTCTCATTGTTAGGAATTAAAAACTGTGGGGACTTGTAAGCGCCGTTGTCTCCCATTCTATACCAAAGATTTGGTTGTGCTATTCCGCTTGTATTACTTAAATCTGTTGGAGCACCACTGTTGTAGATAGCACTTACTTCGCTTACGCCTCTGTAGTCTTGACCACTCCAAATAGCCAATTCATCCATAGCACCGTTGTAAGGGTTATAGCCTCCGTTAGCGTCTACTCCTATATGTAGCGCATCTGTTGCAGTATAAAAACTTCCTAAAGTACCCATAACAGAATTGGTTGTTTCATCTGCGCCATTTATGAATATTGCTCCTTCTGTTCCTATCGTTCTATCTAAATCAACACACACTAAAATGTGATTCCATTGACCGTACGTTATTGCATTTATATCTGCTACTACATATTGAGAATTATGTGCTTGCACATCAAATTGAACGTTATTGTTTTCATATAAAGTTAAAGCAAATTGATGCTGATTTGCAGTTGTATTTCTTGGATTGCTTATGATGTATTCTAAAATAGGTGCGCCACTTATTGGCTTTACCCATACGCTTAATGTCATTTTAGTGCCTCCATCTAACTCTGAATAAACTCCGCTTGTAGCAACAAAATCGTCAACTCCATCAAATTCTAACGAATAGTTGTTAGCGAAAGGTGTGCCACCGCCTCCTGAGCCTACTACTAGACCGCTGTTTATTTTATAGCCATATCCGTACATACGACTATTTTAAGATTGCTACTACAGAGCCACTAGTTAAAGTTATTGCGCTAAAGTAATCTCCTTTTTGTGGTGTTATTAGTACTCCTGCTTTTACTCCAGTTGCAGGGGTTGTGATATAGTCTGCTAGTACGTCTGTAGCATTGTCTCCGTTTACTTCTATTCTAGCTATTACTGTGTCCTCTGAAACGTAGTAAGAGTCAGCATTTAGTACTTTCTCTGCTGTGTCGTTTATTACTACGACTCCGTTAATTGCTATTAATTCTCCTGAATTTGTCATTTTTATTTATTTATTAATTTTGTGGTATTTGGCACTCGTCGTATTCTAAAGGTTGTTTAAGTTGCATTGTCATAGTCCAACCTGTTAAGGTATCGTCAAAGCGTTCTGTAAAGCTGCTTATACTTCCTGACTTTTCTATCTTTACAAACTTCCAATTATCTGTGTAGAGCTTTTCAAAATATGCAATAGTATCTAAAAGAATTAGCAGCGTATCTGACTTTACTTCTGTTTCTACCGTTCCTTCATTTGCCTTATCCATTACTAGGATATTAAAACCGTTTGTAATAAAACCATCGCCAATACTTGCAGGACTGTCTTGTACAAATAACAAAGGGTAGTTAAAGTCCTTTAATAAAGAATCATGCTGTACAATTTCCCAAAGATCTCCGTTACCGAACTCGTTTATTTGTTTGTGAGCTGTTGCAAAGTCTTGAAACTCTTTTATCATTTGGTTGTACGTGATTTTCATCTCTAAACTTTTTTAACTTCTTATCTACTATGCTAAATTTTTTAACTTTATTTTTTGCCATGTTTTAATCATTACAACAATCTCTAAGGTAGTCAAAGCCTGTGCCTCTATTTTTGCCATTGCCTAAGTATAAGCCTCCAGTAAAAGCAGAGTTAGCAGGGTATATATCATCGCTTTCTGAGTTACTTGTATATAAAGGGAATAGTGTATGGTTAGCTACTAGGTAATTAATTATGTCCTCTGCAAACATCTCAGCTTTATCTCTCCATCTGTTTAACAAATGGTTAAGATCATCGAATGAGGTTACTTGGCTATTCTCTGAGTTCTGCTGTACTACTCCTTTATTTCTGTACTTGTAAGCTAGTATTGGCGTCATCTCAAACACTAAGTATTTTAATAAACAAGGTGCTATATAAGTGTTAACTAATATTAGGTCGTTTCCTGCTAGCGTTCCTGCGCCTGCTTTGCTTATTATGTCATCGAATAAGTTAGTGCCTAGAATCGGTTTAATGTACTCTCTCTGAGCAGTCCAGAGCGCATCCACCATGAGCCTTTCGTCTACATTGTCATCTAGGATGCTATTAGACTTTATGTAGTCCATATCTATTAGTAAAGTTCTAGCCATTGTTTTTCTCTTTTACTTCTCTCCTTATTGCTTTTGCTCTTTTGCTATGTGGTCGCATGATAATAAATTCTATGTCTTCTTTAAGTTCCTCAGCTACTTTTACAGCTAAGTCCTTTTTAAATTTTAACCGTTGGTAACTACTAAGCATCTTTCTTAACTCTAACCGTTCTAGCAGACCATACGTGTCGGCAGTAGGGTACTCTATTACCGTTTCTATTCCACCATCCGCCACGCTTACTCCATAAGTCTGTACCTTGAGCGTTTAAGCCTTCTCCTTCGCTGCCTGCTATAGAGTCTCTAAATTCTGTTATCTCTTTATAAGTCCAAGACCTTGTTTTAGATAAAGATATCATTCGTTTACAAAAGTCTCTACTGCCTGCAATTATAGGAGAGCCTGACAAGTCTGCTCTTAATTTATATTTATAAACTGTTATAATCTCTGAAACTTCCTCCTCGCCTTCGTCTGTTACTTTTATTTGTGTCTTTTGTAGGTCTAGTAAACCGTTCTTAACAAGTCTATCTATCCTTTCCTGTACTTCGCTAGGTGTTTCGCCTACTTGCTGCGCTATATCTTCTACAGTTGTTTTAGGGTTAGCCTTAATAATGTCTATTACTTGGCTGTCTATGCTCCCTATGTCGGCAAAGTCAAAAGGGTTGTAGTCTAGCTCCTTTTCGCTTATTACTTCTAGCTCGTCATCGTGGTAACCTAGCTTAGATAACTCAGTCCAGAAAAGCTCCTCATCTTCGCTAAAAACTTGCTCTGTTTTCTTTTCTAAAGGCTTTTCTAATGGCTTGTAGCCTGCAAGCTCTCTAATTTCGTCAGTAGTTAATACAGATACTAAAGTACTCTCTGAAATTTGTACTTTAATAGGTGCTATCTTTTCTATTCTAAGACCGCTAGGCATTCCAAGTAATACTACAAAGTCATTAAATAGCTTTTCGTACATTATTTGGTTAGGCTCAATGTAACTGCTATTCATTGCCTCTATTGCTACTCTTAGCTCGTCTGCGTTATTGCTAAAGCCTGTGTCTATTGTTTTAATAAATACAGAAGCATCTACTCCATGCGCTGTAAATATTTCGTCTTGTATCTGTTGGTTTAAGTTTATAAACTTGTCGTCTTGTCCGTTAGGGTTTGTGCTTATTATCTCAACTCCTTTATCTTTTCCATCGTCAAAAATAATAACTGGCTCGCCTGCATTGTTAGAACCATGATGCTTATTTTTAATCTGCTTTTTTATATAAGCCTGCGCCTCTTGAGTAGGCTGTCCATTATGGAAATTCCATATAGTACCACCTGAGTATCCATGTTTTGTATTGTTTAAAACATAGTTAGCTACTTCGTAATCTGCTGCGATGTACGGCACTCCTGCTACGTAATTTGGAAGCGGATATTCTTTTAAGTTTGGTCTATAAGACTTGTAATAACAAATGTATCTTTCGCCTTTTACAGCAGAGCCATCGAAAGGAAAAGATGTTAAAGTTTCAAAGTCCTCATTGTTAGTTGGCTTTTTTGCCGCCCAATCTGATGTATAAAAATAAGTATCTTCCTCTACCCCTACTCTAATATCGCCAAAGTCAATGTGATTAATGATTAAACCTTTGCCGTCTTTAGTAACTATTACTTCTAAAGCATAACCGCCAAACAGCTCGTTATCTTTTACAATCTTTTTTGTAAGTTCAAATAGTGAGTCATTACCTACGTGGTTAATAAAGTTTTCTAGTTTTACTTTGTCCTCTAGCGTTCTTACTGTTTCATCTACTTTCCAACCTCTACCGCTTATGTAATTAGTTTTACCGTTAATAATACTATTGTGCTTTCCTGAGGTATTGTAAAGCTCTACTAAGTAGTCAGGGTATAAGTTTTTCCAAGGTGCTTCTGTACCATATACGATATAGTCTTTACCTCGCTCCTCTTTAAATACAGGCGGCTTGTTAGCTTCAAAATTAAAGATTAAAATATTTTCTTTGTTCATCATGTTACTTGATGCGTTTTATAGGTTATGTCTATGTCGTGCTGATTATAGGTAGTACTAGCACGTTCTAAGTCCATTAAGCCAGACTCTACTAAGCCAGTTGCTAAGGTAGGGTCTAAGTTAGTAGAACTGCTTTGCTCGTAAACAAAATATTCGTATTGACCGCCTGCGCCTAGAATTAACTCCCCGACTAGTGGAGAGTCTGTACCTTCTGTAAATACAAATTCGTTATACCTATCTTTATATAAGCTAGTGTCTGCCATTATACAATAGTAGCTAACTTTCTCGGTTACGTTCCTAAATTGAAATAGGTAAACTGGAGAAGATAATGTAGTCTTTTCCTTTAGTGTTAAAGTTAGGTTGCTTGTCGTATTTTCGTTTATTAAAATCGGCATTATTCAGAATCGCTTTTCTCTTTCTTTTCCTTCTTTTTTTTCTCCACTTTGAAAACATCTAAACCTAACTTTTTGTATTTAGCAAACTGCTTTTTATCGTTTACTATGGTAACGTGTCCGACTACTTTATGATAGACAGAACCGCCTCTTTTATATTCATCTTTTAACTCCATACTATCTATTGTAAAAATTTTTATTAGTTGTATAAAATAAATGCCTTTAATAAAAAATATTTAATAAACCTAATTTTTAACTAATTATTTTTAGCTCTACAGCCCAATAAAAATGGGCTTTTAACGAACTATTTTTTTTAATAGTAGCATACTAGCGAAAGACGAAAGTGTCTTAAAACGCTTTAAAATGGCTCTAGCGAATTATTGACAAAACCTAATTTTTTTGTAAGTATTTTATTTTTAAGCATAAAAAAAGGGCAATAAATTAATACTGCCCTCTCCTTAATTAGTTGGTTAAAACTATGCGATAGTTAACCCTGCGATAACATCAGCAGCGCTTACTTCTAGCATCCGCTTAGCCTCCTTAGAGCTTATTGAATAGGTGTAGCCATTATGGTCGCCCATAGCTGCGCCTGTAACTGATGTACCGCTTAATTTATCAGCAGCGTAGTAAGCTCCGACTGTCCAGTACTTTTCGTTCATATCTTTGACAATCACGAATAACTGAGCTTGGTCTAAAAGTGTTAGCTCCTCGTTTTCTGATGCTGTTAAATTCTTAGTGTTAAATTCTAAAACTGAATCATAAAAGTTAGTACCATTCTCTAAACTTCCTGTGTGAGTTTCGATTAAAGAACCGTTCTCCTTTTCTAAAGAATATCTGTAAAAGTTAGTAGCTACTGCTTGAGTTAGTCCTGTGATTACTCCTGATGCTACTGTGTCTATTGTTATATCTCCAAAGTTAGCAATCAATACCTCAGAAATTCCGCCTGTACTGTTCCTGCAATCGATTATTCTCCCTTGTGTTAAATTACAAGCCATAATGTTATATTTTTTTTAATGTTTATAAAAAAAGGGGTAAGGCACTTTACCCACCCCTCTCTTAGTTAATTGTTTTACTTTATTAAGCTAAAGTAAATTCTACCACTTCGTCCACAAATCTTACTTGTACTCCTCGCTTGAAAGTAACATCAAAGAAAATGCTCTTCTCAGATACTGGGTCTAATCTAACGGACATTGCGTCTTCGTCAGAATCTCCGTCCATTCCAATTACGATGTTAGAGTTTCTAGTTAAAATCATTCTCTCGCTTCCTGCTGCTCCCGGTAGTCCTACAGTAGAACGTAAAGCTACATTTGTACCGTAAAGGTTTACTTGCTCGCCATCTCCAGAGTAGTGGAATAAGTTAGCGTTTTTCAATGCGATAACATATTTTTTGTAAACTGATGTTGGAACCCATAATGAAAGGTCGTCTGCTTCTGAGATATTGTCAGGGATGCTTTCCCACATACCATCTAAGATGTCTAGTACGTTAGAGCTAGAAATTCCAGTTGCAACCGTTACCGATCCTGTGTTGCCATTTACTGCTGCTCCTGCATCTACAATTTTCAAAAGACCATCGTAGTATGAAAGGTTGTTTGTTCCACTCAATGTGTCTCCTTGAAAATCCGAGATAGTTAAAGCGTTAGCTAAAGCGTTCATTTTCTTCTCCATGTAAACTGCTTCAATTTCTGCAGGCATTTCTTCCTCTCCTGCTGCTCCTTTCTTTACTAGAACTTGCGCCCAGTATCCGTTAAGGTCTTTAATACAAAGGTCTTCTGAAACTGCAATAGCTCCGACTGTAATAGTACGCTGAGATAATGTAGTAGTGTCTGCTCCAGTTCTAGTACAAGAGTCAGAACCAAAGACTACATCTGTAGTTAAAAACTGTAAGTTTGAGCTACCCTTAATTCCTGTTTGGATGTCAGCTACTTCTGCTAGTCCTCCAGTTGCTTGCATCTGCGCAATTAAAGGAAAGTCTTGGTCTTCTATGTATGCGCTTAATGCGCTTAAATCAAATGCCATAATTATTTTGTTTTATTATTTATTTACTGTAAAAATTGATTTCTTTTTAGGAGAAATTACTCCGCTTCTTTTCTTTTTAATTGGTGCTACGCTAGATTCATTTGCTAACTCCTCTACTGCTGAAAACATAGCTTTCTCTTTTGTGTCTGCTTCTTCTTTGTATTTAGCAAACTCTGCTTTTACTGTTTCTAGTTCCTCAGAGATTTTAGCAATCTGCTCATTAAATACAGTTTCAGTGCTTTCGATAATCTTTCTGATCTTAGCCTCTGTTATTGTTTCAGCTTTTGGAGTTGCTTCTGTTTCCATTGCTTCCTCTTCCTCTGCTTCTACTTCTTTAATGTCGGTGATTGCTCCCTCCATTACAGTTACTACAGTTCCGTCAGCTAGTGGATAGTCTCCGTTAGGCATTGGAGCTACTTCTCCTTCTACTTCTACGGTTACCATTGCACCAACTTCTAAAGCAGGCTCGATGTTTACCATTGTTCCATCTGCTAACTCTGCAGCCATCAACTTAACTTCGGTTACTTCTGGAGTTGCCTCTACAGCTACCTCTGTTGTTTCTTCGCCAAAAATTAAGCTCTTTACTTTGTCTAAAGTTTCTTTACTCATATTGTCTATTGTTTGTTTATTTATTAGTTGTACATTGTCATCTATACTTTTTTCAAAACCTAGTATTATTTGTCTTAGTTTGTTTATCAAATCTTCATCCATTGTAACTGGCTCAAGTTGTTTAAACATACCCTCAACACTAAAGCCTGTAAACTCTCCGTTCTTTACTTGCTCCCATATTTCATCGTTATCAACTTTTGCAGAACCCCACAGACTACCGTTAGGTACTTTCTCAAATTCCTTAGGTGCTACCTTTCCACGTTCATTGTCTATAATAAGGTTGTCTAACATATAAACCCCTTCTGCTATTTGTCTAGGATCATGCATTAAATTAAAGTTGTTGTTTAAACCTAGTCTACTCTGCTTTTCTCTTATTTGTTCTATTGTCTTAGCTGAGAACTTTACAAAGAACTTTTCTCCATTCTCTCCTATTCGTGGGATAAGTAAATCGGCAACCATAAAGTATCCTTCTATTATTCTTTTCTCTTCGTCTTTAATATTAAACTTATACTCCGACTGTTTGCTAAATGCCATCCAATTACTTTCTATTGCTGGTTGATCTACTAAAGCTATAGCAGTTACTCCAGACTCGTCATCTGTATCTATTACTAATTCAAATACTTCTATTTTTTCCATATCTATTTATTTAAAAAGTTGCGCTCTCTTCTATTACGCTTACATTGTTTTGTGTTTCTGTTATGTCTGTTTCAGTTACAAATACTTGTTGACCTCCTAGTATTGTGCTAGTGTTACTAACTGGAGTTATTGCTGCTCCTCCTGCTGCTGTGGATGCTCCTGCTGCTCCTCCATCTCCGCTATCTATTGCAGGCAAGGCAGGCGCAGGAGTACTTTGGAAAGTAGTAGCTTTAATCTTTGCTATAGTTGCTGCTGTAGTAATTACAGAACTTGCTAGAGCTGCTATCATTGCAAACCCACCATCGAACTTAGGATACTGTGCAAATATACTTGTTAAGGCTTGCGCTCCATTTATTGCAGCCATTGCTATCTGCATTTTTTTATCATTCTCAAATTGTCTTTTGCGAATGTCATCTTTTATCTTTGCGCTTTTAGCCTCCTCTGCTGCTATTTGTTTTTCTGTTAATTGTTTTGTAGCTCTTAAATTATTAAACCTGTCCTCCTCCGCTTTTAAGTCTTCATCTGCGCGAGTATTAGAAACATCTGAGATTGCATTTAAAGTAGTTAAGGCTAAGTCCATAGATTGTTGAGCTGCTTCTATTTTAGCTTGCCTTTCTGCTTCTATTCTTGCTAATTCTTTTTCGTGGTCTGCTGCTTTTTGCTCTTGTATTAACTTCATAAAGTTTAACATATGGTAGGTCTTTTCTTCCTCCTCTACATACATTTCCTCGTTAAAATCTTTTGTTTCTACTAGCTCAATATCTCGCCTTGCTTTCCTTTCTTCAAATGCTTTTTTATCTGCTTCTTGTTGGTCTTTTAGTCTTTTAGCTTTTGCTTCTGCTACTCTCTTTTCTAATGCTCCTACATCTATTGCAAAGCCTGACATGGCTAATGCTGCTACACCTTGGGACTCTAGTTGTTTATTCTCTGCTTTTATTAGGTTTAATATAGCTTCTACTTCATCCTCTGCTGCTTTTATGTTTTCTTTTCTAGCTTCAAGAGATGCCTGCAAGCCTTCTGCTTGAAAACCAAGCATAGTCCCTAATGCTCCATAAGCAGCTTCACTTGTTTCTAGTCCTTGTGTCTCTAGCTCCATTTGCCTAGCTACTGCTTTGTTTAACTTTTCTTGTAGCGCCTTAGCTCTAGCTTGAGAAATTAACGATTCAGTATAAGAATCTATCGCAGCAGTCGCTTCCTTAGTGTTTATAGTTTCTAGGGTTAAGTTACCTAAGTACTCTGGACTTAATTTGTTTAGCTCTTGTATTGCTTTGTTTCTAGCGTGTCGGGTTTGCGTTTCATCTTTTGCAATAGCTACTAATCTTTCTAGCTCTGCCTGCTCGCTTGCCATTCCACTTATTACATCCTCTTGTATCTCTTTTAATATTTCTTGCTCCCTGCTTGCTTTTTTTGTGCTAGAAGCAAATGCTATTAAAGCTGCTCCTGCTGCTACAAAAGCTGTAATTAATAACGCAATAGGGTTAGCTTTCAAAACTGCATTAAAAACCCTTTGCGCTACTGTTGCTATTTTTATTTGTCCAGTTAATAATTTTGTAGTTACTGCATACGCTTTTTTAGCTCCATCTAGCAACCATGTTTTAGCTGTTGCTATGCTTGTGGTTATTGTTTCTTTTACTTGCTGAATAGTGCCATCTTGTAAAAGATTGTTATGTAGCTTTCGCGCAGAGCTTAACCCTTCTATCGCTCCTTTAAACCCCATAGAAATAGCCATAGCTTTCTCAATGGATGCTCCTATTTGCTCAATAGTTTCATTTTCACCACCTAGTAAAACTAGACTAGCTGTAATATCTCCGATACCACCCGCAACGCTTCCGAGCTCACTAGCTATCTGCTCTCTGTCCAAACCTTCAAAGCCTAGCTCTATGTTCTTAATTTCTGCTGTAGTTTGAGCCATTGCAGTAGAAAGCTGTTTGAACTCCTCGCTACCCCTACCGACTTTCCTAAGTCTTTTCTGCATTGCATCGAAGCCCTCCTCTAAGTCTCCTAGAGTCATCTGAGCTTTGTTTGCGTCTAATGCGAATTCTAATGCTACTATTTCTGCCATATCTTAGTAAGTTTTAAATAATACAAAGTTCGCGCTGTATATTTGGTCTTGGGTTTTAGCTTGACCCCATTCTACAGTAATGTCTAACGTATTAGCTGAGGTAGTGTCTATTGGTTGTACGTCTTGAAAAACAAACCCCTCTAAACTTCCTGTGTCTCTGTTGTAGGCAAAATTTCCATTAGTGCAAATGTCTCCAGTTGCTCCGATAGTTGCTATCGTAAAGTCAATCTCTAGCTCCCATCCTAAAGCAGTAACTGGACTTAAGGTTATTGCTCCAGTAGATGCTAATACTGTTGCTCCTGTCTTTATTCTTATAGTTATACTATCGCCATTTTGTGCAGAAATGACTCCTCCTATCTTTCCATGATAACTATCACCAACGGTAAAAAAGTCAGCAGGCACAGTCAAGCTACCTTGCCCACTTCCTATAATACTTGTTTCTGTAGTTGTGTTGGTTAGTGTTGCACTTTGAACAGTTTGCGAATAAAGACCGTATAAGGTCGCAGGATTAGGAGTTCCTAGTATTGTATCCGTTCCTACACTATCTCTTAAAGTGTAAGCGTTAGCGTTATCGCTATCTATAAAAATGTAAAAGTCTCCACTAGGAGGGTTGCCTAAAGTAGTGCCTGCTGCTGTGCCTATTTGTATATTTGCCATTTGTTTTATTTTAGTATTAAGTCTCCATTTATTACAAGTACGCCCTGCACATTTAAACCTCCATAGTTAATCATTTGACTGTATTGGATGATCGTTAAAATATTGGTAGGAGAAATGTAATTAACTCCGCTATATATGTCTGGAATGTATGTCATATTATTTTGTAAGTTGCTCCATCAAATTGTAAAGTATAGGAGTTATTTAAAGCTGTTATGTTTTTAACTAAAAGTCCATCTATAGAGTTGGGTGCATTCACTCTTATTTGTAAGGTATTGTTTATAGCTATCTTTTTAAAGTTCCAAACCTTTCCGACAGTCGGAGAGTCAGGCAATGATATTGCTATAGTTCCCCCTGAGGTATCGCATAAGTAAGTACTTACCTTTTCATCTGCTGTAGTATTTGTAGTTATAGTTTCTACGCTTCCAGTTCCTTTTATCTCTCCGTTAATGTAAGTTATATTTGATTCCGTTACCGTTACTCCGCTTGTATTAATTAGGGTTATGTTTTCTAGGTTAGACTCTATTACGTTATTGTCTCCTTGAATAGTTATGTTTTTACTTTCTGTGAATACCTTATTATTGTCTCCTTTAATATCTACAAACATTGCAGACTTGTCTATAAAGTTATTTAATCCATCCACATGGCTAGACTTCATGTTTAGTATATTATTTCCAGACAATACATCTTGAAACATCTTAGGAGCTTCCTCATCTCCTATTAACTTAAAGCCTACTCCTATAATCTCCTCAGTTATAACTGTTGGCGTAGGTACTGCTTTTAGTTTTAAAAACTCACATTTACTAGGCTTGTATTCAGAGCTTGCATACATAACCTTGTGCAGTGTCCAGTATTCATTGTCAAAAAAGTAACTAGGTCTAAAAGATAGGTTTGCTATATCCGTAGGGTTAAGCAAAAAATAGCCTTTAAATATTTTACTATCTTTGTCTGTAAGCTGCTCTAATTCTTTTCTGTGATATGTTTCGTAAAGATTGTTATTAGTTATAGTAATAGTTTGAAATGTATTATCGTAATAAATCTCTTTAGGTAAGCCGAAATTAATATCTATACTTGCTACATAAGGATCGTTAAAATGTGCAGCGAAAGGATACTCGCCTCTAAATACATCTCCTGCGATTGCTTCATGCACCCAGTTATTACTACTGTTCTTTAATCCTGAATAGTAAAGTATTCTAATATTACTTTTAATAGTCTTTTGCTGTAGTGTTTCATCTACATCTATAATAGTACTTATTACTCTATTGTTTGCTAATTGCCCGACCATTGGAGTAGGAGAAAAGATTAACTCTGTTTTATGCTCTGTCTTGTTAAAGTCATTCTCTAGGTAAACATCTCTAGTGCCATAGACATCTAGCCAGCTTTCTTCATATTTCTTATTGTAGTAATCGCCATCCTTTTTATACGTGTATGTATATTTTTGTTTATTAGTTACTGCTGTTGGTGTTAAAGTATGCTCCTGAGAATAATCTAGCTTATCGCTCCAGTCTATTATGTCTGTAGTATAAAAGTCCTTTCTAGGTTCTATTATAATATTCTTAGGGTTGTTCTCGTCAGGTATCATATAAAGGTTAAACATCTTTATAATAGACGTTAAAAAGTCTCTTTGTTTTACCTTGTCAGGAATCACAGTAAACATATCTATAGTATCGCCCTCTGAGTAGTATGAGTCTATCACATCAAAAGAAAGGAAAGCATCTAGCATTATAATTTTAAAATCTACAAAATATCCTAAATTTGGAAAGTTAGAAAGGTTAGAATCTATGTAAGGATAAAATATGCTAGGAATTACTGAGTCATCTTCATACGCTATCCCCTCCCATTTTGAAAGTAAATCTATAGTTAATACATCTCCTGCTTGTAATTGTATATCTACATTTAATTGATATTTATTAGGAGGGTTATAGTTCCTATCTGTCAATCCGTTACTTTCTCTAAAGTTAGTGTCTGGATATGTGCTAGGGTTTGCTGTTGAATAGGTTACTGCAGGAGTTAGATTTGTAGCATAAGCATAAGCAGTTGATGTATTTACATCTGTTCCGTTAACTTTTAAACCGAATTTATTTATAAATAAAGTTACTCCTCCTGCGCCTGTAGCTGCTTTAATATCTCCTCCTGCAGCTGCTCCTGCATCTGGAGTAGTGTCTATTTGTAAGGTTACATCAAAAGTAATTCTATAAGTTCCATTTTCTCCTACCGTAATAGTTCCAGTAGTTGGGTTATATTGGTTATTGGCATCTACTAGCTCATTACTTAGTTTTATAGTATTTGATTGCCAATCTGACTCAGGATATAAAGATGTATCTAAAGTGTAATTATTTAAACCACTAGATATAAATAAAGGAGTATTTGCTTCTATCTTTCTAGCTAATAAAGTAGATTGTAATGGACTAAACTCTTTACCGTTAAAAGGTATAATTAAATGTCTAAACAATGAAGCATTAAAAAAGTTAGATGTATAGGTATAGCCTGCATCTAAAAACATTCTGTCGATGTATTCCTTTGCATAAACAGCAGGGAACATCTCATTGACATTATATACATTTATATCTGTGTCGTTACCGTAGTTGATCATTGGGTAAACGTATCCCTCTCCTAAAGCAAAAGGAGTAACCACTCCGTTAAGAATGTAGCTAGTATCCCAGCTGTTTTCTTGGTTTACTCTTGTATAGTCATGATCTAGCTCTTGCCAGTTCATGCCTGAGTCATTCAGAAACTTATTACCTAGCTCTCTAAATATGTTAGCAGTTTCTCCAAATAGCACTACACTATACTCAACTTGGTTATAGTCTTTTTTGTGAATGTCTTTTAATTGAATAAAACCGCTAAATACTGCTATGTCATTTTGAAAATAAGTAGCATCTAGTTTTAAGTTAGGGTTAAATGTAGAATCTGAGTTAACCTCAAAGATAAAATTTAGCTTGTCATTTATTGCTTTACTTCCTGGTAGTTTAATTGTTTTACTAAAGCTAGACTTTACCTTATCAGGTTGCTGAATATCCTTAATGCTAAAAGTTAGCACTGTACTTATACCTTTGTCTATTGGAATGTCAACTCCTTCTATTATAAGTTTCTCTTTTACCATTTACATCCTTTGTCTGTAGTCATCATATCCTAGCTCTAGCTCTACTTCAATTTTAAATAGCTTATCTCTTACTACTTTCTTTTTAGTGTAGTTAGTTGCTTTAATCTTAGCTACTGCTGTTAGTTCGTCCCCATTCTGTAGGTATATCTCAGGACTAGACATTAGCTCTAGTAACCAGTTGCTCTCCTCCTCTGAGATCCAGTCAGACATTAGCTTAATAGTTTCGCTTTTCTTTGTGTAGTATGTAACCTTTTCGCGCTCATTCATTGAGTACACTATATCGTTGCCTACCACAGTATCTACATTTACCTTCATGTCTTTACGTTCTATGTCAGTCATAGATATATCGCCTAAGTAAAAAGTAAAGCTATCAAATGCTCCTAAGTTGTTTTGGAATATTAAAGTATTAGCATTGTACTTACAGCTTTCCTCTAGTACAAAATATTTCTTTTCTGAGGCAGCGATACCGCCCCCATCTAATCCCATTATATAATATCTAAGCGTATCATCTGTAATAATAGGCTGCGAGCCTATAGTAATCCACGAGGGGTCTATGTTATTTAAAGTAGCAGGAGCAGATGGCACAAATCTTATATTTGTAGGAGGAATTGGAGAAGCATCTATTTGAACTATAGAGGTAGCTCCACTTGCTAAATAACGAAAAATCAACATTGAAGGAAACCCTCTAAAATAAAGCCATCCATGAGAGTTTAAAGACACCTTGTTATTGTCAGGCATATTAGTAAGAAATTTTTTCTTAGTACCATTTAACTCGTAATCTGTTTCATCCCAATTTATAAAAGGTCGCTTTTCTAAAGATGCATTAAAAGCCTTTCTGCTTATGTCTATTTCTTCGTCTGGATATTGTACTACTGTAGTGCCGTATTCCTCGCCAAACTTTACGATATAACTTAGTGAGCTATTAGTAGCTTTATAAAAAGCATCCGTTCCTGTAGGATCACCTACATCACTTGTTAGAGCCGACTCTAGTACTCTATGGATGTCTACCTTTCCCTTGTTGTCCGATGGTCTTGCAGGGATTCTTAAACGTACTGTTTTAGTTACTGCAAAATTAATATAGACATCTACTAAGTATGCAAAGTTTGGCTCTGCTACATTAGTGGACTCAATAAGGTACTCCATTTTGTTATAAACAGGCGCAAAATCTTTAGGAGTTGCTAGTATAGTTATTGCCATTTATTTTAGTTTTTTAAATGTGTCAGTTATTATAGTACTTATATCTTTAGCTCCTGCCTCTGCTAAGTCTTTTTGTAGTTTCTCTATTCTCGCCTCTGTCACTACCTTGTCATAAAAGTGGTTACCTCTTATACCGTTCTGTTTCCAACTTCTAGCCATTGCAAAAGCCTGCGAGTCTTTAGAGCCTGCTTTATACTGCTTTCCTGCCAAACTTGTTATCGTAGTTCCTTTAGCTACAAATAAACCTTTATTATTCATCCACTGTTTAGCAAAGTAAAAAGGTATTTTACTAGCCGACATATAAGAGTAAGGTGTGTTATTCTTAACTGTCTTAGTACCGTTTACTCCCTTGTTTACATAATCGTAATAGTCTTTAAGTTTAAGTTGAAACAAGTAACCTTTACCATTTACTACAGCAGTAAACTCTATCTGCTCTGCTAAGTCTCCAGAAACATAAGCCTTATCCTTAACAAGCTGTGCTTTTAAGTCCTTTTGCATCTCATTGCCAAAGTCCTCTAGTACTTGCCTTATTGTGCTATGTGGTGTTACTAATTCGTTCATCTTCTTTTTAGTTCTTCCATTCTACGCTGTGCTGCTTCTGCTTTTTGTTTCTCTTTTACAAAGCTGCAAATGTTTAGAAATTCAATTACGTTCATCTTTTCGTAGTAGGGTCTTTTTGTAAAGTCTCCATTGCAGAGATTATCGAGGGTGGCAATCCAACCCCATCGCTCTCCAAATCCTTCGCTACCTCCATAATTGCGATCCTGCTCTCCTCTGTCATCTTCTCCAGTTTCCGACTCAAATAGTCCTGAGTAGTTTGAATTAAGCTCCGAGATAGATTGCAAAAAAAAACAGCTATCGGATACGCATCTTCTATAGACATGGTATTACGTATGTCATCTGCTAGGTTACGAAAGTAACTAGGCTCAATAGCCATAACCTTATTATTTTTGTCTACTGGGAATATAACACTAGCTAATATGTCAGGCATCTGCTCTATGTGTACGTTAGGGTTATCTGCAAAGCCTTTCAAGTAAGTTGTGAAGCTCATGTATTGCCCTGCCTCCAAATCGTTAATATGGTTAACTATTCCGTACCTTTTACCGTTAATAGTAAAGTACTGTTTAAGTATTCTACTAGGCTCAACTAATAAATGCGAAAGGTCTATAGCTAACTCAGAAGGTTTACACTTTAATACATCCTTTCTGTCATTGAAAATACACAATAGGTCGATAGTCCTAGTGAAAGGGTTATCATACTCAGCACTACGTATTTTGTTTATCTGAATGTAGTCTTTTACAAGTACCTCCTTTAGGCTCTTTGGTATTCTCATATTGTCTATTGTAAAATTATTTAATAGTTGTATAATTAATATACAAAATACTTACCGCTTGCTTTCATAGTTTTTAAAGCGTGGTTGCATATTGCCCTTGACATTACATAATCATCATGCAAGCCTACAGGAGCTGAGTACTTTATTGCTCTAGTCTTTAGGTTGTATTCGTAGGTAAATACTTCTAGCTCATTAATCTGCCAGTCGTGTCCTATTATCCCTATATCCTTATTCTCGAACTTTACGATTAAGTCCTCAACTATATTTTGTTTGCTTTTGGATGTAGTAACGAAAGGTTGAATACTATTTTTATTATATGCTACCTTGTTTCTTATCTGCTCGAAAATAGCATCCTGCGCTCCGTTGCTTTCTACTAATGTATTAGGTCTATACTTATTTAACTGCTCTACTATGTTATTAATAATGCTGCTCCATTCCATGTGCCTCCACCGTTCAGAATATACCTCTATATTATTTGAGTCTACAATAGTTAATACTGTATAATCGTCCGACCTACCTAAGTCAATCCCTGCATAAAGGCTAGACGTGTTTACAGACGTTTTAACGCATTCTTTTATATTTCTGAATACTGAGCTACCATTGTCTAAGAACTCCGCTAGATACTCTTGTTTAAATACATGGTCTGGTAGATTCCTTTCTGCTTCTCTTATTTCTTCGGGGTCTATAAATGGGTTATCGTATGAGCTGCCTCTAAATGAAATGTAGTTGCTATTGTGTTCGGCTAAATTGAATAGGTTATAAAATTGGTTTTTCCCCTTTGGAGTGGATAGTATTAAAACCTTTTTACCTCTGACTAATACAGTAGCTTTTAGTACTTCATTCCATGCTTCAGGTCTAAAGAATGCAAACTCATCGCATATAAGAGCATCAAAGGTCTCGCCTCTTATACTATCGTAGGCATCTGCACTATAGAATTGAACTGTGCTACCTGTAGTAAATTCTAGTATTAAGTCTCCTTTGTTTACGTTGGTAATAAATGGGCAGCCTATAACAGCTTTCTCTATGTCCTTAAATACTTTCTTTGCTTGTTTGTATATTGGACTAACCCAGCCTATTTTCCAGTGGCTATTTTCTAGCGCCCATTTAATGCTTTGATTTTCGCCTAGTGTAGACTTCCCAAACTGCCGACCTATAGAAACTATGCAGTATTTAATATCTGTATCTAAGGCTCTATGTATCTCCCTTTGTTTTGGGTGTGGTCTATATAAATCTACCTCCTCCAATTTAACCCCAGTTTGTTTTATAAGTTTTTACTGTATGCTTATGCTCTATCACTTCGGGTTCATTCAACCCCATCATTTTAGATATTGCTTCTAAGGCTCTTATCTTATCGGTGTTCTTAGTTTGGTTCATTATCCTATAAAAGGCTTGTTTATCTTCTTTGGTTAGCGTATTGTCTGCTCCTAATTGGAATGTATAGTCTGCATCTGAAATGATTTGCAAGTAACCTTGTAAGATAAAAGCCCTGTCTATTCCATGAGTTTCTGATAGCTCTCCTTTTAGTTTGTTGATAGTTAGTGCTATGTTAGTTTGGTTTGCTAACTGTGAAGCATTAACTTTTATCCATTCAGCATCTTTATTCTTTGGGCTATAAGCCTGTCTGTAGGCTTCTGTTTGGTTACCTAGTGTAACGCATAGCTCTGCAAATTTCTGCTCTTTAGGTGTTAGCTCCTTATCCATAGAACTCAGTCTTATCTAGTTTAAACTTTCCTACTCCATTCTCGTTAAAAGAACATATTATATACTTTTTAGTCTCATGACTTATGTATATTTTTTTATCCTTGTATGTGTAATTTTTACTCCAGTCCATTGCTTCATATTCTTTTACCATTCTGCTCTATTCTATTTCTGTTTAACATTGATTCGTTTACCTCGCTATTTTGCACTACTTCAAAAATAAAGTTACTGGGCAAGTATTTCCACCTCTGAATTAAAGAGGCATACTGTAGAGCTTTATAGTGTTTCCTTTTAATCTTCATCTTTGTTTTGGTTTATTTAAATGGATTATAAATCTTTCACTCTTTGCATATTTCTTTTTTTCCATAGCTGAAACGTGAATACCATTGTGCATTTCTGTATGATAACAATACATAGTATCATTTTTAGATATTCTACCAACAGCCATAACCTCTAATAAAGCAGATACCGCTTCATAATCTCCAATATTATCTCTTATATCTATTATAAATTTACTCATCTTTGTTTTGGTTTAAATTTTTACTATTAATCTTGGTGGAAACCAATCACAAGTATATTCATCTTTAGACACTCTAACTCTCTTTTCCCATGAATCAATTCCCTGTACTGTTCCTTTTATTAGATGTATCTTTCCACCAAGTCCATTTATTTTGACTTCAACTTGTTCACCTAATCTTAGGTTTTTTATATCATCTACACTCATCTTTGTTTTGGTTTAGTTAATACTATAGTAGCTATTTCTGTAACTATTGGTTTGCTTTTGTTACTATGGTAGCTATTAATCTTCATATAAATTTATAAAATATACTTCGCCTTCTGTTTCTATAGTAGCATTCGCTGCCCATATCGTAATATATCCGTTCATGTATTCTGTAACCATGTAAAGTTGACCATCCTCGTGAACTTCTAAGCAGTAGCTATATACATTTTCTTGCTCATCCATTACAACTATATCTTATCTCCTCCATACTCATCGACTAGCTTATTGTAGTTTGCAACCATTCTTTGGTAATAGCTACTAACACATCTCCCGCATCCTATGTTTACTTTAGCATTCTTTTGAGTCTCTATGTACTTAACAAATAAAGTAGCTATTGCCTTGTTTATCTTAGGATCTCTAGATACTGCATTCAGTTTCTTATACGCTTTCAAATAAGGCAAATAGTCTTTTATCTCGTCAAATAGTGGGTGGTGCTGTTTAATACCTTTGAACGGTTTTAGCTCCTCTATTCCATGTGCTACATCTGGCATGGCATCTAACCACTCTAAGAGAACATCTTTAGTCATCCCTTTAGTGTTTATTCCTAGCTTAGTTGCATAGCTCTTTAAAGCTCCCCATTTTAACTCTCTGTAGTCCATTAGTCTTGTTTTGCAAAGTATAAAAATATAACCATATAAGTAATGTCCATAAAAGCAATAGTAAAAGTTAAGCCAGTCCAGAACGATAAACAATAAGCGCAGCTCAAAGGCTTAAAATCTAAAGTGTAAAGTATCTTACTTATCGGTTGGTAAACATACTTAAACCCTTCTTTAGTTGAAAAGGTTTGCTTGAATAAGCTAGTCCAACCTAGTATAGCTAGTATTGATATTATAATTATGCTCATTTGTTTTGGTTTCTTAATTTGTTATATATGCTTTCCATTCGTTCTTTTGCAGTTGCTCTATGTATTCCTGTGTGGTCTGAGAATAGTTTTATAGATAAGTTTCTCTTTACTATTTCTTCGACCCAAATACGCTCCATTTCGTCTAGTTGCTTAACTTGCTCTAGGTACTCCTTGTAAACATTGTTACTAATATACGGAATATCTTTTAACTTTAAGTAGTCAAGCTCTGTAGACTCTTGTAAAACATTGTCAAAATGCAAGCGGTTAAACTCAGAACCCGACAAGTGAAACATCTTATAAGCTACTACAAATATAAACCCATCTATTTTGTTGAGGTTACTAGGTAGCTCATTCGTCAAAAAATATATGTTAACCTCCTGAGCTAAGTCTTGCCAGATGTCAGAATGCTTACAGATATTCTTACAAGCTGTTTCTATTACTTGCCTCTTTTCTTTTATAAAACTTTCGTTCACGTTTGCAAATATAGTATTTTTTTTTAATCAACTATAACTATGTTTTTACGTAAATCATTCATAGATGTTTCAACTAATAGAGAAAGTTCTTCTAGCTCATCTTCTGTAAAATTAGCCTCAAATTTATTTAGTATGCTTGTGCCTTGTCTTATCCAGTTATTAAATAGTTGTTTAGCTCTTTGCTTTTCTACTCCTATTAACATACTTTTCTGCTCTATAGTTGCTTTAAATAGTCCGATTAATATAAGCCATTCTACTGCGTTTTTATCTTCTAGTTTGTTTTTCATGTCTTTTTATTAAAATATCTCCTAATTAAATAACCCCTTAATACACTAGCAATAAAAAAAACAAAAGTAATTATTACATTTTGCGATATGGTTACTGGAATGTCTAACAAAGGGTATATTATTATTTGAATAATAAAAGAGGTAACTAACCCTATTACGGTATTAGCTACGCTCTCTATTATGCTATGTTTCTTAGATTGCATTAAGATATTTCTAACTGTTTAATTTCATCTTTAAACCTTTCTTTAGTTAGAGATAAATTTATCTTAGCTTGTTTAAAATAACTATCCTTTAATTCTATTCCAATAGCTTTACGACCTAAAGAAACAGGGCTATAAACCTCACTACCTACGCCCATAAAAGGAGTAAGAACTACCTCGTCTTTATTACTGTACATTTCTACTATTCTATCTATAACATCTAGCTGTAATGGGTGTACGTGCTTTTCGTCATCCTCCTCTCTTGAATCTCTAAAAGGTAATACGTTATCTATTCTTATATCATCCCATACAGAAGATGCGTAACGCTGCCAAATATAGTGGCTTAATTTATTACTCTTTGGGTCTTTATGGTCTATAAAAGTTTTATTTAAGTACTCCCATAATTCGTCCTCGTTTAAATCTGTCTTATTAGCATTATTCCATGCTCTTAAAATGTTTGGCAGTACTGGAACTTCGCCAAAATATTTATTTAGTCCGTTAGGATGCGTTACGGGTACTTGGTTATCTCCTTTCTTTGTAAATATTAAAACATAGTCAGGCATAGCGGTAAAGCATTTTGTAGAATCTTCTACTATAAATTTGTGCATTAAACTTTGTACCATTGTTCTCATCCTAACTTTTAAAGGCTCTTTCCATATTGTTATACGGTTTCTATATTCAAAACCATATTTATTATGTAGTCTTATTATTTCATTTGGAAAGTCCCAAAGCCTACAAGTATTATCGAAAACATCCGTACAATGTACAGCAGTAATACGCCCTTTTTTTGTTACTCTAGCTACCTCTTTAATTAAGTATTCGTACTGTTCTAAAAATTGCTCTTTACTTTCGCAGTTGCTAAAATCATTCTCACTACTTGAATAATTATATAATCCTGCAAATGGAGGAGAATAAACAGAAAGGTCTATACTTTCATCTTCTAAAGTTGGCATTACAGACATACAATCTCCATTGTAAATAGCGTATTCATCTGTTACTAATTGGTCTTTTACATTGTTTTTCATAGTTATATAAATTTTGGTTTAATTATTTCTTTGTTAAATTCTTTGTTTTTATCTTCAAATACTTGGTTAACATTCTTTGTTAAATTCTCGTATAAGTCTATTGCTTTTTGTGTCTTTTGTTTAAGAGCTTCTAGTACTCTGGTTTGTCCATCTGAAATAACCATATCAATAGTTACCTCGTTTTTTTGTCCAAATCTCCAAAACCTCCTAATAGCTTGGTAATACTGTTCGTAGGAATATGTAGGGAAGAATACAGAATGATTACAATGCTGCCAATTTAAACCCATTCCAGTCATTTTAGCCTTAGTTATAATTCTTTTTATTTTACCCTGTGCAAAGTCTAAAAGTATTTTCTCCTTTTTTTCTATTGACATACTACCTAGTATTTCTACTGCTTCTGTGTCTAGTTGTTTTATTAAGCTACTTTCATCGTTTAGGTTTACCCAATATACAGATGTTTTACCCTTAGCTAATTCTACAGCTTTTTTACATCTATCCTCTATAGTTTGCTTTTGCTCATGTCTAACCTCTTGAAAACTTTTAGCTATTACGTTAAACATCTGTATTTGTCCTTTACAATCTAACAAAGAATTATTTTTAATTATATGCGTATTGTTTATTAGTTTGGGTAGGTTATACCTTTCGTTACTATATCCAATATCGCTAGGCATTTTTATCATTATACTCCATTGATTAACCCATGCAAAAAAAGATATTTCCGCGTGTGGCTTTAGATAATACTTTTCTCCTATTTGCCTTTTTTGCTTTGCTATGCTGCCTTGGTTATTTTTAAAGAACTTTCCTAGCATATCCATATAACCCATATAACCTAAAGCCTCGGAGCTAGTACCTAATTCTATAAAGTCGTTAGGACTAGGAGTAGCAGTTGAAAGGAACCTATAAGGTAATTTTTTTACAAATGAGGTTATTTGATTCTTAATTTTACCATCAAAGTTTTTAAGTATTGAGCTTTCATCTAATACTACCCCTTTAAAGTCTTCGCTATTAAAATAGTGTAGCCTTTCATAATTACAAATAACTATACTCTTTGTGTGGTTTCCATCCTTTGAATATTCAATATCTGTTATACCCATCTTTTCGGCTTCTAAAATAAACTGAAAAGCTACAGCTAAAGGAGTTAATATTAATACTTTTCCCTTTGTGTGGTTTACTACATTTTGAGCTATTGATAATTGTATTAATGTCTTTCCTAGTCCTGTGTCTGCAAATACAGCTATACGACCTTTCTTAACTGCTCGTGTTATTATCTCTTTTTGAAAGTCAAAAGCCATACTAGGTATGTAGTTAGGTTCAAAACCAAAACTACCTAGTAGGTGTTTTTTGCTTTTAATAAATTCTTCGTAATTCATTTCGTTCATAGTTTTTAATTTTAGTTTATGTCTGCAATTTTAAATAGAATATTTTACTCTACCTAATTTTTTTATAGCTTTTTTATTTTATCCTTATAAATTACTTTTAGCTCTATCAATATAAGCAGTAAAACCTAGAGCTTTTAGTTCTTTTATTCTATATTCCTGTAGTTTAGATACTACTCCCTTAGCTGCTTTCACTTCTATAAATATAGGTTCTTCTCCTTTCTTTAATGCTAGTAGGTCTGGAATGCCTGACTTATTAGTCTTAATTAAATTCAAAACATAATACCCCCTGCTTTCAAAATCCTTAATTATCTTTCTTTGGTATTTCGATTCTAACATCTTTTATAAAAGTTTGAGTTGTATAATTCTTTTTATTCATTACAGCTTTGTAAATCTTATCTTCTATCCCTCCAATACTGAACAACCAATATACAATATTATTGCTTCTTTTTATCGTTGTCATTCTATCCCTTGCCTGCCAGTAACTAACCGCGCTAAAATCTATATTATACATGATAATAAAATCTGCTTTCGATAGGTTAGTCCCTTCCCTTCCGCTTACAATCTGTAAAGCTATATGTTTATCCGTTGTGTCAAACTCCTCTATATCCTGAGTAACATCTAGCACAGACTTAATAGCGTTCAGCTCCTCCTTAAATTTATAAAATATAGCTAGTTTTTTTCCTTCAAAATTCTTTTTAATATACTCAGCTTTTGAATAGTCAATAACTTTACTATTACCACTTTCAAATTTAACCGTACCACTATAAAGCTGATGGAGTTTGCTCATTAATTTTACTCCAGTATCTGCAAGTAATACCTCGTCTTTTCCTTCTACTACTAAATCCTTTTTAAGTCTGTTCGCTAATTTAATAGTGCTTTCTTTTATTGGTACTCGTAGTATTTTCTCTTGAATATTAGAATTGAATCCCGCTTCTTTTTGTGTATAAGTTAATAGTATAGGCTGGATGTATTCTTTAATCTTTGAGTAGCCTACAATAGAATAGTCTTTAGCTTCTCCATACGACGTATAAATAGTTGCAGGAGTTCCAAATACTTTATGCCAATTATAGAAACTTCTGTGCGCTCTAAATGGTGTTTTGTGGCTAACATATAACTGATGGTATATCTGAGCGTTAGATTCAGGTAATAGCGTTCCAGTCATTAAAATTAAATCCTTTGTTATGTGCTTAGATAATTCCTTAACTCTCTTAGAAGGCTTAGGATACGCTCCTAATCCATGACTCTCATCTGCTATAACTAAGTCGAATCTACCTTTTATTTTATGTAAAGATTCGTAATTAATAACTGTTAAGTTATAATTATGTCCTGCTGTTTTATAGTCTGCTTCAATACTTGAGATAGCTTTTTTCTTAGTTACAAACAAAACATTATTATAGTTCATACCTATATCTAAAGCTATGTGAGTCTTGCCTGTTCTTACTTCAAAGTTTAGAATCAATATACCCTTTTTTCTCAGTATATTAAAACCATCTTTTGAGGCTTTCTTTTGGTAGTCTCTTAGCTCAAACATTGTTCTTCACTGTTATGCTTTCGCTTTCCTTTAATGCTTTAAGTAGTGCCTCGTTAAGGG